AAAGTAAACAAAGAGTACGCTGCCTCTGGTAAATCAAAAGACACAATAGTTTCTGAAATAACGGCGCTTGTACCCGCATCGGGTTCAATTACTTATGAATCGTTAGTTAACTACGCAAACAACAACAACCTGCAATTCCAGTCTATTGCTAACGCTTTAGAAGGAAAATTCAAGGACACGACCCCGCAGCAGATTGTTGACAACTTAAATTTTGAAGACGATAGGTTAGCGTTAAACAGACTAGCCACAACAAAAAAGGTTGATGGCAAGGATGTAACGTCGGTAGATCTTGCAGATGCTATTAAAGCTGCATCGCAGGGCTTGGTGTCACCTGAGAACCTGGCCAAGTTTTTTGGCAAAACACCCGCAGAGATGGCAAGTTTTGTGTCAAGCAATTTGGACTATATTGCTGACAACCTCAGAGATAACGGCATAGATCCCAGCAAATCTCTAAACAGCATGTTTGGTATTGCGGCGGACAAAGTTACGCAATCAATTAATAAGATTGATATTCAGGAAGGATTAAACGCACTTGCCGGTACTGACGGGAAAATTAGTTTTGATGCAGCACTAGACTACGCTAAAACAAAGAATTTAAGCAATGATGAGTTAGCCGGTTATTTAGGTGTAACACCGAAAGCAATTACTGATTATGTCAAAGAATCAGGCATCAGGTCAGGATTAAATGCCTTAGCTGATTCAAGCGGCAATATCACTTTTGATGCAGCACTAGATTTTGCTGACGATAAGGATATGACGATTGATGAGTTAGCTAGTTACTTAGGTGTAAATGCAAATACAATTACAGAGTATAAAACAGATAAAGAATTAAATCAGCTAAAAACATTTGTTAATGGAGTGCTTACAAGCGAAGACAAAAATATAGGTGAGCAAGCGGCAAGCATTAAAACGTATTTACAGCAAAACAAGTTATCCGAAAAAGATTTAGCAAGCGCCACGGGTTACTCAGACGCCCAAGTATCTAGGCTTTTAAATCCTATTAGCCGAGAGCAGGCAATACAGAATTACCTAAAAAGTTCAGACGCTACAGGGCTTTATGAATTAGATGCTGCGCTAGCGGGTAGCGCATACGACAGAAGCAGGTTTAATGAAATACCAGAGGCAGATAAGCAAGCATTTATAAGCGCTTATACCAAGGCCGGAGGTACAAGCACTGGAGCTTTAGCTGAGATTGCGAACTTGTATCAGCCAGGGATGACGTTGCAGCAACTATTGGGGAGTGTTATTGGCAGTCGTCAGTCAGACGCGGAAGCTGCTGCAAACACAGTCTTTTTAGATGTATCAGGTAAACCAATAACAGGCGAAAATGTAAACGATTTATATCGCATCAGTTCTTTTGTTGGATATGACCCCGCAACAGGTAAACCAATACGTGCTGTTGGATCAAGTCAGGGTCAATACTTTTACGATCCTGACGCTGGTTCTAGAGTTGCAACGCTGCTAAATAATCAAAGAAAGTTTGAGCAGGCTGGCGGTAAATTCGGTACATTTATAGAAGGTACAGATATACCTTACAGTGAGATGCACAGTACCTACGTCAAGGACGGGTACTATGGATACGACCCAGAAAAACTGACGCCGCAGCAAAGGAACGCGCTTGGTATATTAAGTACCATCAGATCGGATTATTTATTAAATAAAGATGCACAAAAATGGCTTAATTCAGATAGCGCTAGATTACTAAACATACAAAGAGAGTATGGGCTATCTGATAGCGATTTAATAGGGTTTGCATCACATGCTACCGGTATATCACCAAGCGATATACAAAAAATTCTTGATGACAGAAGTAACTATGTTTTAGTAGAAGGTGTGGATGGAAAACAAATAATCCATAAAGACGCGCTTAATGAGTTTGCCGCACTAACAGCAGAGCAGGCAAACTTGAACGCAAATGCACCTTACGGCAGAGATCCTGTAACTGGGATGCCGTATACCAAAGAACAAAGAATGAACCAGGTCCAAATGGACTCGGTCAGAGGCGATTTCTTTGGAAGGGTTGGGACTGACCCAAAGGCTGCGGTAAAAGCAGTCATGGACAGGATAGAAAGGAATGAACTAAGCGAAGGTGAGAGTGCCGCAGCGCTTGGCATGACCATGGAGGAGCTTGCGGGATACGCAAGGTATTACGCAAGCACGCCAGCAGAATACGACCGGATCAGTCGCATTTTTGGAAAAGACGAGTACGGGAATTGGACTGGCGCTCAATCAATAAAAGCTTATCCAACATCTACATCAACGTCGAGCGGAACAACTGTTAAAGAGCAAGGAACGCCCGTCATTGATTATAAGAGTCCGATTTATATGCAAGCCTTCACGCAAGGCATTATGAAGCGGACGGACCTTACAGATGCTCAGAAGTCTGTTGAAATAAACAACTACAAAAATCAATACGGTGTAACCAACGAACAGCTTGCAAGTGCTACTGGCTATACGGCACAGCAAGTTAATGACTTTTTAAGCCAAAAGACTACTACGCCTCCTACAGGCGCCGCACTTAGCACCGGACCGAGTGAATGGACGGAAACACAATCATCTGAACAAGCTTGGGGCAAGGAGTACGCAAGACTTTTATCAAAAGGTCTATCAGACTCGCAAATTCAAACTTTATTTGAAAAAGCGATTGGATCGGTTGGATATAGTCAATGGAATCGAATAAGCACGGCAGGAAAGGCAATAGCGGCAGAGCCAGTCAAAACAACTGCTGCTCCAGCTACTGCAACAACTGCTGCGCCAACCACCGAATCAATACTTAATGGTCTTAAAGCTTTTGCAGATAAAGACGGGAAAATAACATTTGATGCTGCTTTAAATTACGCATCTTCAAACAAAATACCTATTGCAGATGTAGCCAAGGCAATTAATGTAACGCCAGAGGCATTAACAAAATACAGTACTGATAAGCAAATATCCTCTGGGTTGCAGACGGCTGCCGGTCAAGATAACCAGCTATCGTATGACGAGATACTTAATTACACCGCTGCCAATAACTACAAGCTAGAAGATATTGTCAAATACATAGGTACGGCAGATAGTCAGCCCGAACTATTAACAGGTTTAAAGAAGTACGTAGCTGATAAACCAATCATTGAAGGCTTGCAAACAGCCGCTGGGCAAGATAAGCAACTGTCTTACAGTGAGATCGTTGATTTTGCTTCCAAAAACAATATGGATCTTTCCAATGTGGTTAACTACATTGGTACAGAAGATAAGCGCTCAGATTTGCTAACCAGCCTCCAAAATTACGTTAAAGAAGAGGGTTTTAAATCAAGCCTTAGCGATACTAAACTGACCGATTACAAGGGGAATCAATACGCGGCAAATGATTTGCTGAAGCTTGCTGATCAAGTTAAACAAAACTTTGACACGAAAAACTCAAGCGGCGGCGTGTTTAAAACCTCTGGTGAAAGCGTTGGCTTTGATTACAGCGAAGCTAAGAAGCTATTCCCTGAAGGCAAAAACCCGACGGTATTTGATCAAGTGGCCTTGGATATTGCGAGAGGTTTGTTAAACGCAGGTATTAAGGACGTATCGGAACTAAGCAAGTACAAGCCTACGGAGGTTACGGAGCTTGATTACAACGTCGAGGCCGGTTCGCCAATTGAAACCAAGGTTACTAAGTTAATTAACCCAGAAACCGGAGAAGAGGCGCCTAACCTTGGTGCCACGTATACCGGAGAAGGCGGAACGTTATATAACTTTACAGTTGATGCTTCTGGTAAACCAGTATTTGGAACGACATTTGAAGACACATCAGACAAGGGTCAGATAGCAATACTGGTTGCATTTGGTGCGGCAATTCTTGCGCCACAGATACTTCCGGAACTGATTGGAGCGGCACCTGCTGCTGTTGCTGGCGTAGAGGGTGCCGTTGCTCAAGCTGCTCTTGGCGGAACAGGTCTAACAGGATCATTGATGGCGGCTGGTATACCGGCTTCAGTGGCAGGATACGCCGCGACGGCAATTGTGAATGGCGTATACAACGGCTTGGTATCGGAAGTAACAGGCGGTGATTTTGAGAAAGGCTTTATAGCAGGCGGCGTTGCTCCTGTCATGGGGCAATTAACAGCTAATGCGGTTAACTCGATTACCACTGGCTTGCCTGCTGGAGTGTCTAGCGCCGTAGGTAATGCGGTAACTCAACTTATATCTACAGGCGAGATAGACTTAGGCCAGGTGGCTTTAGCTGGAGCTAGGCCCACGGTCATCAATACAATTGTTGATGCAAGCGGCGGATCTTTGACTGCTCCTCAGGCAAGACTGTTGCTTGAAACGGTGGCTTCTGGCGGTAAGAACATAACAAGTCTTGCTCAGAACCCGGCGGGCGTAGTTAATTTTGTTCTGAAAAACCAGGACGCCTTTAAGAACTTATCAACTGCTGCTGCTACAAATACCGCACAAAAACCCCCGGCTGTTGATCTATCTGGATTGGATACCGTACAGAAAGAGGTGTTAACAAGTACGCCAAGAACGGAAACCATCCAAGGTGAAGCGTTATTTAAAGATATAAACACGACCGAGCTTGGTAGTGAGATAGCAGCGACTGGTATTGTTAGACCTCCCGGGGAGATGATTTCAACGGACATGTCAAAACCAGTAACTGGTGTTGATGAGTTTGCAGGGTATGACAACGCACTGCAATTTGCACAGGCACTCATTAGCGGGGATCCGTCGGCGCTTGCAAAGATGGCTGGCACGGCAGGCGAAGATACGGGAGTTGGTCAGCTTTCAAACAAGGATGCTATTGCACAGATAAGAGAGGCGCAAAGAACAGGCGCCTTGGATTACTACAACCTTAGCCAAGCCCAGCTAGAGGCTATGCTTATTGAGCGTGCACCGACGCTTGAGCAAGCCAGGGAGATGGCTGAATTAGCATACGGTAAAGGTGCTTCGTTTAGATATGGTGGTAAGTTCTATGAGGGAACTCAGCAGACACCGACACAAACACAACAAGCCGTACAAATAAAAGACAGTGGCGGCAAAGTATTTGATGTACCTGCTAACGCAACCCTGAACAAGAATTCATCAGGGGCTATAGTTGGGTATACGCACAATGGGACCACATACGAATACCAAAACGGAAAAATGGTTCCTCTTGCTAGCACGGCGCTTCCAGAGAAGTACACGCTTGAAGACGTTAGAAAGCTATCTCTAGATGGCCTAACAAAGCTATATGAATCGATTGACCCGAACGCGCACAAACAAACAACCATTCCTGGAACCGGTCAGGTTGTAACGCCATACCAAGCGTGGCTTGTCAGGTACGGAAAAAATCCAGAAGCCGCGGTAGCCGAACTAAACGCAACGGCGCCTGTAAAGGACGCTTCGGTATTGCAAACAATTTCAAAAAATATCGGTAACGTAGTCCAAGAGCTTAGGTCAAGTGACAATTCGTATGTTAGATCTGTGGGCGACAAACTCGCTACAAATGCAACGTACCTTGGCGAGGCTGTAAAAGGTGCGGCAACAACATTAAGTTCACCGGTAGAGTTATTTAACGCCATAGCGTTTGGTGACCCAACAAACCCAATTAGCCAATGGGCTTCAGGCGTAAGGTCTGACATAACTGCCGCTCAAGCTTCCGTGGATCCTGATTGGCAGAAGACTAAATCATTTATTAACGAGCAATTAACAAAAATTGGGGCTGACCAAGGGCAGATAGCGCAATTTGTAGCAGGCGCTGATTTGTATGCAAATAATCCAAGAGCCCTGGGGGATTTCTTTTGGACCACGGTTCCGACTGCAATACCCGGTGTGGCTGCATATTCAGCGCTTACTCGATTTGGTGTCCCTATTGCGTATGCTGGCGGTGCTTTTGCTGCGGCAACTGGATCTCAAACAGATCTTGTTCCCATGGCAGATGCTACTTATCAGAATATTTTGGAACAAGTAAAGCGCGATAACCCAAATATTTCTGAAAGAGATGCCCAAGAAAAGGCGGCGGCAGGAACGGCGGTATCAATGAGGGCGGCTGGTCTTATATCACTTGCTGGCTCAACTGCTATACAACTACTACCAGGATCACAGGCTGGTGGCGTACTGGCAAGAGCTGTGACAAGAGAGATAGGGCAAGAGGTTGGTGATGAATCATGGGTTAAAGTCTTATCCAATGCGTGGCAAGGAAAAGAGTTACAAACCGACATGGGTAGAACGGTCCTAGAAGCGGTATTAGCATCTGGTCCTATAAGCACTGCCGCTAACTTATTAACCAATCAGTACGGCACAACCTACAACCAAGACCAAGTAGTTAGGGATCTGAACTGGGAACTTGAAAATGCCACACCTACGTTTAATCAAGGGGTAAAGGTTCTAACCGGCCCAAATAACCAGCCTATTTTAAATAGTGCGAACCAGCCAATTTTATTAACTTATGACCAGAAGCCTGGTTTGACGTTTGATGAAGATCCCAATAAACCTGGGCCATCTCCAACCGAATTAAATAAAAGCAGTCCTACAGAATCGATATTTGACGTTATATTTGATAACGAGCAAAACGGCGGTTACTACGTCAATTCAGTAAGTCTGGACGGAAAAAGCTATACAGTTACAGACAAGGATGGAAGTACAAAAGTAATCAATACAGATCAATTGCTGAATAACGCCTTGAACATTGTTACGCAGCAAAACCCGGGCGCCTATCAGACGTTGTTAATTGATAACCCGTTAGAGGCTCTGTTGAGCGAACAAATTGCAAGGAATGTTGATCTTGGTGCAATCAATCAAAACAATCAGCTTGCAAATATCATAACCACCAATCAAAAAGGCGCTTTTGCAATCACTGATTCTGGGACCATAACGTTTGTTCCTAATAAACTAGCCAATGTAGATACAAAGATTGACTTTCAAATTGGCGATTCAGTCGTTATTGGACAGGGTCTTGCGCTACCGGTCAAAAAAGAAGTGACTACTGGCGGCCAGGTTACATTTAAGCCAGATTCATCGTTAGACCTTGGGGTGACGTTTGGTCCTATATTTGCAGAAGTGCAAACCAATACAGGTACGGCACTTGTAAACACAACGGCTCCCAATGTATCAACCGGAACCGTGGTAAGCATAGATCCAAGCACACAAACGGCACTTGTATCAACTAATACGGGCAACCCGTTCCTTGTAAATCTTTTTGGGTACAACCCAAATATAGGTTCAAATCTGTTTTTTAACGCGACAACTGGTGATGTTATTGGAGCGCCATTGGTTAAGCCGCCTATTGGTGAGCTTGGTGGCCTGCCTCCACCTGTTATTGAAGGAGGCATCATGGGTCCGTCGCCCGTGGTCGACATCAATCAGCCTCCAGCTGTTCCTTTATCTGATGTAACAACTTCTCAGCCAGTTGACACCTCATTTGTTAATACATCTGTTAACCCCTCATTTGTTAACCCCCCATCAACAGAACTACCTCCTGTTGTAGCACCGCCCATAATTGTCGATACTGTTCCACCGCCACCGCCACCGGTAGTGCCCCCAACAATTACGCCCCCTGCAACAGACTTGCCACCAACGATTTCGCCGCCAACAATTACACCTCCTGGCGTGGATGTACCGACAGTAAATGTTCCAACAGGATCTGTTACAACGACTACTTCCAGCATACCTATTGTCAAACCCCCAGTAACCCAAACCGTTACTACAAACCCTCCAATTATCACGACGACCACACAGCCTAAGCCGTGGGATCTGCCTGTTGTTCCGCCCCCTGAGCTTTCAGGAAGTTTCCAAATGCCGTATCCTAATTACCTGCGCCCATTGGATCCATATCTAGGATATGGCATCGGCGCCTTGATGGGAGATCTATATGATGAAGTCTCGCGGGATGGGGGATATCAACCCGTCCAAAATGCCCAAGGCCAAATTAAAATCCCGACGTGATAACACCGACTTTATGCAGTTTGCGCAGGGCGGTAAGGTCGGGTTATACGCCAACATTAACGCCAAGCGTAAGCGTATTGCAGCTGGGTCAGGTGAGAAGATGAGAAAGCCTGGTGCCAAAGGGGCGCCCACGGCAGAGGCATTTCGCAAGTCGGCGCTGACGGCTAAGAGGTAATCATGACAACCTCAGGTACCACGAGTTTTAACCCAAACTTAAATGAGCTTGTCGAGGAAGCGTACGAACGCTGCGGCAGGGAATTAAGATCTGGCTATGATTTACGAACGGCCAGACGCTCGCTTAACCTGTTGCTTACAGAGTTTGCAAACCGTGGGATAAATTTATGGACCATGGAGCAAGGTGCTATTCAGCTCTATGCAAATCAAATTACCTACCCGTTACCGATTAATACAGTTGATCTTGTTGAAACGATTATCCGCACAGGGGAAAGCCAGAACCAGACGGACATCAATATCAGCAGAATCTCCGTTAGTACATATTCAACCATACCGAATAAGCTTGCCACAGGCCGGCCTATTCAGATCTATATTGACAGGCAGGGCGGTCAAACTTATGTCTTTACTGGAACGCTTGCAGCCAATATCACATCCTCTGCTACATCAATACCGATGTCTAGCCTCACGGGGATACCATATGCAGGATATGCAAACATTGGCACGGAGACGGTTTATTACTACGGTACTTCAACCCAAGCCGAGAATGTGGCGACTGGTGTTTCGGCCTATGCAACGCTTGATAATGTGGTGCGTGGACAGAACAATACAACGGCTGCATCGCATACAGCGGGTGATGCGGTAAGTAATACCAAGTTTCCAAACGTCACGGTTTGGCCTGCACCGGATCAAGGATCGATTACGACGCCTTATTACACGCTGGTTTACTGGCGCATGAGAAGGTTGCAAGATGCAGGGAATGGTGTGAATGTGGAGGACATCCCATTCAGATTCCAAGAGGCGTTGATTGCTGGATTGGCATATAAGCTTTCCATGAAGGTCGAGGGAGGTCTTGAGCGCATGGCTATGCTGAAGGCTCAGTATGATGAGGCATGGCAGCTAGCGGCAGATGAGGATCGTGAGAAGGCACCGATTAGGTTTGTGCCAAGGCAGTCATTCTTAGGTACGGGCGGGTTCTAAATGCCCAATCAGTTTGCCAGTGGTAAGTGGGCAATATCGCAGTGTGATCGCTGCGGGTTCCGCTATAAGCTAAAACAGCTTAAACCGCTGACAATTAAGACAAAAAATGTCAATATACTGGTATGTCCGACTTGCTGGGAGCCTGACCAGCCGCAATTGCAGCTAGGCATGTTTCCCGTGAATGACCCGCAGGCCGTACGGAATCCTCGTCCCGATTCCAATTCGTATTACCAGTCAGGCTACAACGGGATGCAGACGAACAACACGGTAGGAACAAACCCGCTTTACACGGGGGTTCCACTAGAAGGAAGCCGAACAATTGAGTGGGGCTTCAACCCTGTTGGCGGTGCAAGATCATACGATTACGGCATGACCCCTAACCATCTTGTGGGTCAAGCATTGTTAAACAGTGTCACTGTATCTTAGGAGCCGACATGAAAGATGACATCAAGCAGGACAAAAAGACCGCGGCTGCTGCGGTACACAAGCATGAGAAAGCCATGCACCCAGGCAAGCCCTTAACCAAGATGCGTAAGGGTGGTCCTACATCAGAGATGATGAAAAAGATGGGGCGTAACCTCGCCCGCGCACGCAACCAGGGGTAAACCATGGCTAAGTACTCAATGAAGCAGGGCGGCAAGGAAGTTGGCCCTGCGTCGGTATACGCTGAACCGCATACGATGGATGGCAAAAAGACCAAAGCCTCATCAAACCCAGGTTCTGGTCCTGACCATAGCAATGCAGATACAGTAGCTATGAGTGTTGGTGCTTATACCAACAAGCTTGATAAGCCAATCAAGACTTCTGGTATTAAAATGCGTGGAGCCGGTGCTGCCACTAAAGGTACGATGTGCCGAGGGCCAATGGCTTAAGGAGCCATCATGAATTGGGGCGAGCTTAAGACTGCGATACAAGATTACTGTGAGACGACGTTTGATACAACGTCACTTCAGACGTTTGCCAAACAAGCTGAGCAGAGAATTTTCAATACGATACAGTTTCCATCGTTACGTAAAAACGTGACCGGAACGTGTACGATCAACAATCGTTATTTGCAGGCGCCCACGGACTTTCTGGCCCCTTATTCATTAGCAGTGATTGATGCGGCAGGGTCTTATAAGTACCTGCTCAATAAGGATGTGAACTTTATTCGAGAGGCTTTCCCCGCTCCCACGGGATCTGGCAATACTGGTGAGCCTTATTGCTACGCCATATTTGGCCCAGATTCCACGGATGAGAAAGAGTGGGTATTCCTGCTTGGTCCAACGCCTGATGCTGCTTATAGTGTAGAACTACATTACTTTTACTACCCAACATCAATTGCGGCCACGGATACGGATACAAACCGTACATGGCTTAGCGACAACTTTGATTCAGTGCTGCTTTATGGATGCTTGGTAGAGGCGTATACATTCTTAAAGGGTGAGCCAGATTTGATCCAGAATGTGACCAATCGGTATAAAGAGGCTCTCATTCTTGCCAAGCGGCTTGGTGATGGTCTTGATCGTCAGGATGCTTACAGGTCTGGCCAGGTCAGGGATAAGGTGGTGTAATGGCAATCATACAAACCCTGACAACAAGCTTCAAAGTTGAGCTGGCTCAGGGCTTGCATAACTTCACAACGGGGACGGGCGATGTCTTTAAGCTGGCCTTATACACCGCCAACGCGGATCTCGGTGCCTCAACGACTGCTTACACAGCAGCGGGTGAATCCAGTGGAACCAATTACTCGGCCGGTGGAATTGTCCTCACAAACATCACGCCAAACTTTCAAGGAACTACTGCGTATTGGTCTTTTGACACGGCAACATTCACAAACGTGACATTGACGACCAACGGCGGGTTAATTTATAACTCAACCAATGGCAATCGTTCGGTTGCGGTATTAAACTTCGGTGTGAATATCACGAAGTCATCACAGAATCTGGTGGTGACATTCCCGGCGGCGGATGCAACGAATGCTGTATTAAGGATTGCTTAGTATGTGGACAACGATCACAACGACGCAAACGGCTAGCTGGGGAGATATTACTCCTGGCGTAACGACGACTTGGACTCAGGTGGTGACAGTATGACCATCAATTACACAACGCTACTTAAGTTAGCCCAGCCTGTTAATGGTACAGAGGATGGCACTTGGGGTACGACCATTAACGATGCGCTTACGTCGCCGGTTGATGTTGCAATCGCCGGGTCGGTAACGCTAGATGTCACATCAGGAAATATCACGCTCACGAACGGTGATGGATCGGCAAGTAACCAAGCACGTTATGCAATCCTAAATGTCACTGGTACACCGGGTACTTCTAGGAACATTATTGCTCCGGGTGGGTCGACGAGCCGTAGCTGGTATTTAGTTAACAACGCATCGGATGGCAGTGTTGTTATCAAGGCTTCTGCGACCACAGGTGTAACAGTTACTGCTGGCGCGGCAGCGGTTGTTTACTGGAATGGATCGGACTACGCGTTTGCAGGGATGAATGGCCCTGCGTCTGCGACTGACAATGCTATTGCTCGGTATGACGGCACATCGGGTAAGTTAATACAGAATTCAGCCGCCACGATTGCTGATACGACTGGTGACATCACAGCAGGCAAGTACAACAAGGTCACTATTACTGCACCGGCTACGGGGTCTACGCTGACCGTGGCGGACGGTAAGACACTTACTGCCAGCAATACGCTCACATTTACTGGTACGGACGGATCATCTGCTGCGTTTGGAGCCGGTGGTACGGTTGCTTATACGCAAGATAATTTATCGGTCTTTGCTTCTACAACATCGGATCAGTTACGTGGTGTTATTTCTGATGACACAGGTACTGGTTCACTGGTATTTGCCACAAGTCCTACGCTTGTAACGCCAAACCTTGGAACGCCGTCGGCAGCAGTACTTACGAATGCAACTGCTTTGCCGTTGTCTACGGGTGTAACAGGGACATTACCTATTGCCAATGGTGGTACGGCGCTTAATTCACTGGGGACCGCGGGGCAGGTATTGCGTGTTAACTCAGGTGCATCGGGTCTTGAATACGCAACCGTAGGATCAGGAACGGTTACATCGATAGGAGTTTCTGGCGGCAGCACAGGGCTTACCACGTCGGGCGGTCCGATTACTTCGTCTGGAACGATCACGCTTGGCGGCACGTTAGCCATTACGGCTGGCGGCACGGGACAGGCAGATAAGACGTCAGCTTTTGACGCACTCGCTCCCACTACGACCAAGGGCGATTTAATTGTTAACACGGGAAGCGATAATGTAAGACTTCCTGTAGGTACGGATACTCAAGTACTTATTGCAGATTCAACTGAGCCTTATGGTGTGAAATGGGGTTCGGTGGTTGGTGTGGGTACCGTAACTTCGGTGGGCATTTCAGCACCTGCCATGTTTACGGTATCTGGCTCTCCAGTTACTGGGGCGGGTACGCTGACACTTTCTTATTCAGGTACGGCACTTCCCATTACATCAGGCGGCACGGGACTTACGGCGCTTGGTACGGCGGGTCAGGTGCTTAGGGTTAATAGCGGTGGTACTGCACTAGAGTATGGCGCGGCTGTAGGTGTTGGTGATGTTGTTGGCCCTGCAAGTTCAACAAACGGACAACTCCCAGTATTTAGCGGGACGACAGGAAAACTCATTACTAACTCTACCTTGTCAGGCATCCTGAAAGGTACGACAGGTGTAGTGAGTGCAGCGGTGGCTGGCACGGATTACATCGATCCTGGTGGTGCTTTGGGTACGCCATCATCTGGTACGTTGACCAATGTCACTGGGCTTCCAATTACAACAGGTGTTAGCGGTCTTGGCACTGGTATAGCCACAGCATTAGGTCAATCAGTAGGCACAGCAGGAGCGCCGGTACTATTTAATGGTGCTTTGGGTACACCAAGTACGGGTACGTTAACCAACGCCACGGGACTTCCAATCACAACAGGTGTATCAGGTCTTGGTACTGGGGTATCAACGGCGCTAGGTTTAACAGTAGGAACGACTGGCGGTGTAGTGCTTTATGAAGGTGATGCGGGTACGCCATCTTCTATTGGATTGGCTAACGCGACTGGATTGCCGCTTGCAACGGGCGTTACAGGAACGCTTAATTACAGCAACGGTGGTACAGGATTATCTGCGTTAGGTACGGCTAACCAATACTTGCGTGTAAACGGCTCGGCCACGGGTCTTGAGTACGCTACCTTGGCTGCTGGTGGTGATGTCACTGGACCGGCAAGTTCTACGGATAATGCCATTGCCAGGTTTGATTCGACCACGGGCAAGGTTATACAGAATTCAACTGCAACGATTACCGACATTGGTCAGGCATCGTTTGTTGGTTATGCACAGATTACGGCTAATACAGGTGCTGGTACATCGGGTTACTTAGAGTTACAAAGTAATGATGCAGGTTCTGGCACTAAGACGTTACGCATCCAGCCAAGTAACGCAGCCACAACGTCAACTCAGACGTACACATTCCCGACAAACTATGGTTCTGCTGGGTATTTCTTGCAGACGGATGGTACAGGTCAGCTTACATGGGCTAACGCTGGAGGCGGTGGAGGTGGAGGCGGGCCGGTTCTTGAATCACAGATTGTGATTAGCCAGAATTACACATTCACAAGTAATACAAATGGATTATCAGTGTCACCTGTAACAGTAGCGGCAGGATATTCGGTTACTGTTGGTACGGGTCAAGCCTGGATGATTTTAGGTTAAGGAAGCGAGATGAGTAAGATCAAATTCCAAGGTAATGCAAGTGGCACTGGGACGACGACGTTTCAGTCTGCCAACACCTCTTCTAACA